GACGGGATGCTGTCGTTAGGGTTGTCGATCGCGGAGAAGATAACGCTATGGAACGGCATCTCGGAGACGATGGCCTGATCCATGTACATTCGCAGCTGGGCACCAGCGGCGTTGTCGAGTTGCTGGAAGAAGAACTCGTCTGGGTTGCCGGGCAGGGTCGCGGTGATGTCGCTCGAGCCGACTCGCTTCCACTCGTCAGTCGGGATGGCGAACGCCAGCGACTGCTTCATGTAGCGGTAAGGTTTGATCTTGATTACGCCGCAATTCGTGATGAACTCGATCTCGCGGAAACCGGGCTTGGCCTTGCCGCCGAGGTCCGAGCCAAGGTAGCGACGCATCGCAACCTCGTCGGTCAGGAGAGTCGACCAAGAGCGGTTATTCACGTAACAAGTGCAGCCTCCGTCGAGGCCGGAGTCAGCTGCGAGAGTGATGCCCTCGATCAACTTGTCGAAGCTCAGGGCGCCGTTGACCGGGTAGGTCTGGGCCTTCCACTGGGGAAACTGCGCGCCGGAGATGCCGAACATGATGCCCGCGTTCTCACAGATTGGCTGCGCGCCAATCATCGAGTTACCGACAGACGAGTAAACGTGAACTGTAGCACCAGGTGCCATAGCCACGTTGTTGACTTCGGCCTGGAGCCCCTGCACAGTGATCTTGCAGTTCTTGATATCGACTGCGATGACCTTACAAGGGGTAGTCAGCGTGAACGGGACAAATGCGCCAGAGGCAACAAACTCAAGCAAGATATTCTGCGCGTCCTGCCAGAAACCTGGAATGAAACTCGCGCGAGTAATAGTGAAGATACGGATGCCGTCTGCCGCGGCTGCAGCGCCAACGGCTGCAACTACACCGATATTCGCCAGAGGCGCGGCAGCGGTATTAGCGCCTGGGCCGTACCAAAGGCTGATCTCACGGTGGAGCTCCATACCTTGAGTCAGATTCAAGATCTTGATTGCGACGCCCTGGTCGTACGCTTTCGCGCTCTCGCCCTTGGCTGCGCTGAGTCGGCTCATCTCGCCATACGAGAGAGACGCCTTCATCGCGATCTCGGCGCCCTGGAGCTGGGCGTCTTCGTAAACGCCGTCTACTGGCGTGGCCAGGGTAAACGCGTCATGAGAGACTGAGTACTTCGCGCCCTGCTCGAGGCCGAGGCGGACGGGGAAGTAGTAATCTCGACCAGTGCGTTCCTTAGGTGGAACGAACTCAATATCTTTTGCAAAGGAGCCCTCAGGAGCAACGGGATTTGACATCCCGCCATAAACTTCCTTTAGAAGGGCGCCCGTATTAGCGGATGCCATATGTTAGAAAACCTCAAACTAATTGTGTGGAAACGATGGTTTCGCACTCGACCTAGTCTGAGGTTGTCCACTGATGGTAAGAGCCTTGTCCTCTCGGGGGCTCTAATGCGCGCGGGCCTCTTGCGAACTGGTTAGTTAGTGCTTACTGAATTATAACATGTATCAAACTTTGCCCGACCGAATCTGGCGCTCAAACTCACGGCTAGACATCTGGCGCGAGCCTGGCCGACTCGGCGCAGACGGGTTTGTTGCTCGAGGAGCACCACCGTCGAGCCGCGGGCCACCAAGAGTAGGGCGCTCGACCTGCACGTTGTACTTCTTGATGTAATCTTCGATCTGCGCCTTGGTGTCGATGACAGCTCGGCGCACGTCGGCTCGTGAGAGCTTGCCTGTTTCCTCGTAAACCGCTGCGCAGTGTTCGCGGAACAAGTTCCAGGCAGTCGGCTTGTGATCGAGACCAGCGAGCTCGAATTCTTTGACGGCGATGGTGCGCAGGTTGTTAGAGATGGCCTCCTGCTTCTGCTTCTGCGCCGTCATCTGCCGCTGTTCTTCTGCGGCCTGGTGCTGTCTCAGCAAGTCGGCGTGCTCGGCCTGCATAATCTGCGCTTGGATCCACTGGTCGCCGCTGCCCGGCACAGCTTCATTCAGCTTGTCTGCCGTGACAGCCTCGTTGATGAGCATCTGCGCGACCTCTTGAATGGGCATGCCGAGACGGCGCATGCCATAGAGCAGCTGCTGCGGGTCAGCCTTCCAGTTGCTGAGGTAGGTAACGAGCTCGCCCTGTTCGGCCTCGAAGGCGCGGCGAGCCTCGGCGAGCTCTTGGGACTTCTGGGTGAACGTGCGGCGCATCATGGCGCCGCTGCGGAGCTCGTCGAGCGAGCCCTCGAAGCCGTCGTCTCCGATGGCGAGGCGGAGCTTGCTCATGAGGGCATCGGGGATCTGTCCCCGTTCTATGGCCTCTAGGAGGTCTTTAGCGGGCACGCCGTGCACACCCGCTGCGTACCTCTCATGCCACGGAGAATCGTCACTGAAGGTCTCCTGGGGGGCTTCCTGAGCCTCCCCGAGTTCTTTGGTCTGACCGAGCTGCGGTTCGACATCGTTAGATGGCTTCTTGCTGCTAGTTAGAAACTCTCCGTTCGGCTTGCTTCGAAGTTGTCGGGCGAAATCTCGCGATGAGAGCGAGCCCGAAGAGGAGGGCACAGAGCCATGGCTCGGTGAAGATGAAGGGGTAGAGCCCGAAGTCGATGGTGCCGAAGGAGCGGGACCAGTCGATGCGGGCGCGGCAGATTGATCTGACACGTTGTCCTGTTTCGATTGTTGGTGTTGTTATGCGGCTTGAGGTGCCGCGCCTGGTGGGGGCTGCGCCGGCTTAGCCGGCTGTGGAATAGAGCCACCCTTTGAATCGTCTGTTTGGTCTGCGCCCAAGACCTTCTGTGCTTGCCCTTGCGTCTTATCGCTGGGCTGACTGCCCTGCGAGCCGTTCTGGCCACCTGGGGGCGGGCCACCTGGCCCGACTCCACCGGGCTGCTGCGGCGGCGGGTTGCCGAGGATACCGGCGAGATACGGATCTCCGTTGCGAGCCAGCGAGACGTGCTCAAGCATGTGCGCCAGAGTCGCCTCCATGATCGCCGGGTTCTTCTCGGCGGCGGGGCCAGTCAGAACCTCGAGATGGCCGAACAAGTGGCTCGTGACGTTGTCAGTCGCCAAGGGCTTGACCAGTGGCACGGTGCGCTTGGGTGGGCCAGGCTGACCGTCTGGGCCGGGCTTGCCGGGCATCTCTTGCACCGGTGGACCTTTGAGCAGCTTCTCGTTTTCTCGGCGGATGCGAAGCTCGCCCGAACGCGTGGGCTGGTAGGCAGGCTTGAACTGGCCGCTGACCACGAGCTCGATGATCTGTTGCGGATCTTTGATCGGCATGCCTGGCCACTGGCGCAGGAGCTCGGCGAGCTGCATCTTGCCGGCAGACGTCTTGAGCGCCGGGTTCGCGGTCTTGATGCGCACGCGCTGAATGCCGGTCCAATCGGCCGCGGTAAACTCTTCGAGATACGAGCGCTCGTCGACTCCCACGATAGCCACGAGCTGCGGATGCTTGGCGTGATGCTTCAGAAAGCTAATCGACCCATTCGCAACGGCTTCGCGGTGCAGGTCGAGATTGAGCGCGCCGTCCGACTGGGCCTCGACGGCGATCTGGCTGTAGAGCGCCGCGTGCGCGCCAGAGGTGATGTTAGTGCTTGTGTCACCTCGGGCGATGGCGTTGAGACCGCTGATCGACTGCTTCTGGGCTTTGAGCATGTCGAGCACCTTGAATGTGTACTCGGGCAAGTGCGGAAACTGGATCGGCTTCGGCGGCTCGGTGTTCGGCGGGATAAAGATGACCTTTTGACCGTTTGCCAGCGAGTCGAGGTCGATATCGCTGCCTTCGACGAGCGCCAAGGGCGGCCGTCCGAATGCCTCGATGTTAGTCGCCATGTCGCTAAGGATCTGACTGCTCATCTGCTCCATAGGCAGCAAGTTCCAAAGCGCCGAGATCCCGAAGCTGGTTCCATGCAGCTCTGCGGTGCAAAACGGATAGACTGGGATGTCGTCGATGGGCAGCGGGCCGTCATCGACCATGACGTTGTTTACGAAGACGACTCGCCTGCCTTCAGGCATCGCCGCCGTGATGGCGTGGTAAAAGATGCGATAGCCGCACGTTCCCTCGGGTTCTTTGGCCAGCGGATCGCAGCCGGGGAACTGGTACTCGTAAACGTTGGCGCAGTAGTCCGACTCGTCAATCTGCAGCGCGAAAAGAGGGTAACGCGCGATCATCTCGACCTTGGTGCGCTTCGCGCCGATGACCATGCGCCAGAGGTGGTCGTCGAGCTCGGATCGATACGGCTCGCAGACGACTTCCCACGGGAACACCCTCGCGAGACGCAAAAGACCGGCTTTTCCCTTCTTCTTGACCGGGATAGGGCCTCGGTCGGAGGGGATCTCCTCTTCGAAGTCGACCGTTCGGCCGCCGTCAGGGTCCCACTCAATGTGGGTGTAGGCTTTGCCGTAGAGACCTTCTATCTTGACGACTTCTTTCTCCTTGCGCTCGCCGTAGACCTCTTCGAAGTAATACTTGACCATCGTGTCGCAGGATTGAACCTGCGCGAGCGACTTATAGTCAGTATTGAGAGCCTGAGCTTCGAAAGACGGCCGGTTCTTCGTCTGCATATTGAATATCTGGTCAGCAAACGACCGAAATTCGTTCACAGAGAAGTCAATAAGCTCGTTATCCTCGCCGCAGAACGAAATCGACTGCGTGGCCCAGCGGCTCGAGGCGCCTGAGGCACCGTGCAGGCCGAAATAGTGGCTAAACGCGAAGCGGTACATGTTGAACATGTTCCGCCGCTCCAAAGCGCTGTAAAACTCGGTCTCTTTGTCGCTTAGCGTCGACCAGAGCTCGTCTGGGTCGCGTTCTGCAGCCCAATACTCGTCGATGAGCCGAATCGCATCTTCTTTTGTCGACGTTTCGCGCTCATCTACGTCGTTTTGGTTCGCTGGGTGCCTGTCTTGCGGCTCAAACATAAGATCTCCGGCCGCGCGTGCTGACGCCGCGAGGCATAATGTCGTTGGCGGCCTTGGTTACGCGGCTCGGAGAGCGCAGATCGCCTTTGTGAAGGAAAATGTCCTCGAGCGGGACCTCGCGAGACAGCACGATCCCGTATGGCGGCATGGGTGACTGCTGCCGGTTGATGTGCCGCCATGCGTATTTGAGGCAGTCCACCAAATCGCCATGTCCAAGTGCATCGCTGCGCTCGTATGACGTGCGTGACTTGTTCCAAATGAGCTGCTCGCACTGCTGGATCGTCTGCCTGCAGCGCGGGTTTATCTCGATGCGCTGGTTTTGGAACGCGTTGCGCAGCTGGTTCAGCGCGGCCTCTGCGCCGTCTTTGTCCGCTGCGCCAATGCGGATGTTGTGCTGGACCTTGAGGTCCAAGATCATGCGCGCGTCGTTGTCGCTGAAGCGATAGACGGGGTTCTTCTTGAACATCTTGTCTGACCAGTAGGTCATGTCCTTGAACGCTTCCGCCTCGACGTCTCGAATGGCTCTGGCTACGACGTTCGTGGGGGCGCCGCGCAGAGCCCAGTCGTGCGTAACGACCATTTTCGCGCGCGCAAAGTCGTAATACGCACAGATTACTGCGCACAAATCGCGGGTGCCGGGGTCTACAACTGTATAGCCAAGAGCATACGGCGGTACTTGTTGCTCGCAGACGTGTACGCCGATGTTGAACTCGGGCAGTACCGTTAGGCTCTCGCTGCGGACATCCTCGCAGAGACACTCGCGCCGGCACTCTTCGGACTCGATGCCACCAAGGGCTCGGATCTGCTCGTCTCGCTCTGCCTTCGTGATGCGCGGGTTATCGAAGATTGTGTACTTCGAATAAGCGTCTCGC